AGCCTTCCAATAGGATTAACATATCTTGGTCTTGTTGCTGGACCTCCAGTTCCAGTTGCTGTTTGATTTTTATTTGCATCACCAACAGCTAATCTCATTGTTGGAGTAATAACTACTTTTATTTGTCCACTTAAAAATTCATTAATAAGTAATTCTGTAAATGTATTAGTCCCAGTTAATGTTCCTCTTCCCCATTCGCCTATAGGATTTGTTTTTACAAATGCAGTTCCATTATTTACCCTTAAACAACTCACAGCAAATTGCTGAACAGCATCACCCCACAGTAATGTTCCAAAACTAAACCTTTCTGTATTTGTGCTATTGTTTACTTGTGTGTTAATAGAAGAGCCAAAAGATGCACTTTGTGTTGTATTTAATGTTTGCAATAAACCTTTAAAGTCTGAAGATGTCATAAGCTGAATATCATCTTGACTTGTTCCAGCATTAAAACCAGCTGGATTTAGATTTACAGAGGTAAAAACTGTTGCTGAATTTTCTAATGTATTTGACCAACTTACTTTTCCAGATTTTGTTTGTGGACCACTTCCAGAAACATTACCACTTGTTGGTAAATATGGAAATTCTTGGTAAGGATCATGTTTTACATAACTATAATGACTTGATGGTTGATAACCACTAAATCTACAAAAAAAAGAGCCAGGACTTACTCCACTACTACTTTGATTTGCAAAATCTTCAATATCTAAAAAGAAACTCCATGCTCCAGTCATTGTAATAGCACTTCCAGAACTATCAACAAAAGGAATGCTTTCTTGGAAACCAATATAATTTGTTTCAGTTAAATTACTTGATTTTATTACATACTTTGGTGATGTATTGCCTAAAGGCGTCCAGTCAGCTTCTAAAACCCAATAATATGAGCCACCATTACTTGAATCATATTGTAAATAATAAGTTGTTGTTCCATCACTTGCATAAAAATTAAACTTTACAGAACACCACCATCTATGAGATGTTAGGCTTGAGCCAGTCATGTCCCATGTCCAGTTTAAAGGAACTGATAACCATAAAAAATTTGCTGTTGATGGATCAATAATTGTCCCTTGAAATATCTCTTGAGATTCAGCACTTACTCCATAAGGAAAACCACCATAATAATTTTTAGATGCAAAACTTAAAAAATCAGCTTCTGCATTATGAATCATTGGTAAGTAATTATACTTAGTTCCAACTAATTTACTTACTTGATTGCTTTGTATTGTTTGCTCGTATCTTGTATAATATGTATCACCTAAATGGTCTTGACTTCCAGTTAATGTCCCAAACCTATTATATTGTCTTGAGTTTATATTATCTGGATTATCTATTAATCCACTTTCATCTTGAATGTATTCTGGTATTTGTACAATCCAAAACTCATGCTTCCAATAAGTGATTCTTGCTCCCCAATGCCTTAATAATTCTTTTAAAACAGTATAGCAATTTTCTGGAGTAAAAACATCTTGGTCATTTTTATTATGAAACATAGAAACAACACATTGTGTTAATCCTAATGGATCACTTCCTTGATTAGTATTTTGCATGTCAGCATTGTACCAATTTACAGCTGTTGTAAAACCATAATCTATTGAAACCCCTTGAGTTGTTGTTGCACAACCAGCTTTTGCTAATATTTCTTTAATCCAAAATGTATATATAGCTGGACCATAATACATATTATCTTGCGTATAACTTCCTTGAATATTTGTTTCAGATCCAGCATTAGATAAATCAACAAAATCAATGTCTTTTAATAAAGATAAACCATCAACAAATGTTAGTTTTTGCTCATAAGGAAAAGAAACATCTTCTCCACTTCCTAAATCCATAACTAAAAACCCAGACCAAATTGGTTTTGTTGTTGTATAAGTTGATGATGTTGCTCTATATAAATGTAAATAAACTTGCCTTTCTTTATATGTTGTTCTAAGTTGCTGAATAAAGGCTTGTAATGATGTATTTTTTACAACAAAAGGCAATACACATTGTGAGCTTAAAATTGGTGAAAATCTATCCTCTTGGTCTGTTTCATAAGATATAACTGGACCTCCAGCTCCAACAGAAATTTCAGTTGCAGATGAATCAAATCCATCAACCCAAATCTCTAAATAATAATCTAAGTTATTATTACTTTTATATGATGAAAAATACTGTTTAGCAAATGCCATATATTAAACTGATCTTTGTCTGTTTAAACTTCCTCTCTGATTACTTATAAAAATATCGTTTCCACTTATTCTACCATAAACCTCAACTTGCTGAACACCACCAACACCATTTATCATTCCTTTTAATTTATCTAATGGAGCAACCACTTCTGGATTTGATGCTGTTGTCCCAGCACCCTCACCAACTAATGCCATTGTTGGACCAGTAACTAATCCACCAGATTGAAGACCTAAAATAGATGTTTTTGCAGCTGTAAATGCTTTTCCAATAGTCATTCCTTTTCCTCCTAATAATATGTTTATTGCAGTCATTACAGCTAATTGAATTAATAGTTGTTTTATTGCTTTTTTCATATTCTCTATAAAAGAACTAAAAAACCCTTCTTGACTATTAGCAGCACTCATCATTGCACTAAACATTACATCACCAAATAATTGAGTTGCAGCATTTAATTGTTTTTGTGCTTCTGCTGCCATTGTAGAGCTTTCTTCTCTTTCCTCATAATATGTTTTCCATGCTCTTCCAGTATCTAATAAAACTGGACCTAATGATTCAATTTTTTTAGTAATACCATCAATTCTTTTTTCTACCTTTTTCTCTTCACCATCATTTCCAGTTACTTCAATATTTCCAAAAGTTGAGAATTTTTTTGGTATTTTCCCACTTGGATCAAATAATAAAGATGGCTCACCCAATTCATCAGTTATTTTTTTTAACTCTTTTACACTACTTGTAAAATCATCAATATGTTTTTTTGAATTTTTAAACTCTCTAAATTTATCAGTAACAAACATAGCTGCAACACCAATTGCAGATAAAACAACACCAATTGTTGATGCTGACATTGCAGCAAAAAATCCTATAATAGCCGAAAGAGATGCTGCCAATATTCCTAAAATTGTAATTACTGGACCAACAGCTGCTAATATTTTAGCATAAAAAATTATATTTTCTTTTTGTTCTTTAGTTAATCCAGAAATTATTTTTGTTAGCTTTTCAAAACCCTCAGTTAATGGCTGTAATTGTTCTGTAATTATTTCACCAAACTCTTCACCAACATCACCAATTGCATTTCCTAAAGCCTTAAATGCTCCCAACCCTTTATCTCTAATTGCTTCAGCTTGTCCTTCAAATTTTTCTGATAATGATTGAGTTAATACAATTGCTCTTTCTTGCTGACCAGTTACTCCTTTTAATCCAGTATTAAAATATCTTGCTAATGCATCAGTAGTTGTTGAAACTGATTTACTTACTAATGATGTTGCACCTACCAAATCCATGCTTAAGCCAGTAGCCATGTTTTGAATTTGAGGAATTAACATAGTGATTTGATCTTCTGTTAATCCTAATGAGGCTAATAATGCTTGTGCTTTTATTGTTTCCTCATCACCAAATAAAGTTTTTGTTTGTAATTCTTTTGCTTGAGTAATTAATCTTTGCTGTATATCTTCACGACCTTTTAATGCTGTAAGTAATTTTGTTTCTGCAACTATTTGTTCATCAAATGCTTTTACAGATGCAGCTGCAAATGCAGCTAATGGCAAAGTAAGATTTCTGGTTAAGTTTTTACCAGTTCTCTGCATAGATGTACCAAATTTTTTAATACTTCTTTGAGCCTTTTTCATTGCCTTATCAAAGCCTCTTAAATCAGCTCCAAATGCAATAGTTAATAAACCAACACTTTTATTTGCCATGCTCACTCATTTTTTTAATATATTCAGCTTTTGCTTTCAATTTCTCGTAATCTATTTTTTTATCTTTTTTATCCCACTCAAACTCAATCAAATCAGTTGGCTTTATTTTTTTACCTTTTGCTATTTGAATATTAAGCAACAAAGTAGTTTGCCATCTTGTTCTTTCCCATCTACCTCTTTCCCTTATATTCTCAAGCTCATAAAACCCATCCAACTTATTCCAAAAATGCTTAGGCAAGTAATCATAAAACTCATTTACTCCCATGCCTAACTGTCCAAAAGCAATCTTCTCTAATTCTCGCCAAGATAGTTTGTTTTCTACTTCTTGGCTTTCTGCTTTTTTCCAGTATTACCTCCCATTTGTTCAGCCAATATTTCCATAGCTTTTCCAATACTATCAAAATCACCATCTATTAAATCAGCCAAATCATCAACACTTAAATCACAATCTTGCTTTGCAGCTCTATGTCCATCTTCAATGCCACAATATATTAAAGTTAATGCATCATCTAATGTCATATCCACACCAAGTTTATCTAAATCTTGCAATGATGTATTTGTTTTAGATGAATATTTTCTCAATGCATTAAAACCAAATTTAATTGGTAGTTTTTCTTTATTTATTTCTATAAAAGTATAATTCATTTTTTGTTTAGTTTAGTAAGGATTGGAGCAATGGTACTAAACAAAAGTACCAAAGCTCCTCACCTAAGTTTTTAGTTTATTGTCTGAGTTAACACCCCAGTTCCTTCAATACTCATTGAATATGTTGCAGTATCTTCCGTTCCACCAGTTAAACTTACAGATGTAATAAAACCAGATCCAGAGTAACTTATATCACTTGTTGATGCAGTATCACCAAAAATAAATGTTACAGCTTGTCTTGCGTTTAAAACATTAGTTTCTAAAACATCATCAATACCATCAGTTAAAGCAACACCTCCAGCATTTGTCCAAGCATAAGCTCCATCAATATCAATTGAGAAATCTCTTAATCCTTCTAAAATTTCTTTAAATCCTCCAGATTCTTTGTTTGTTATTTCTCTCGGTGAATGATTTACATTCAACGTACAGTTTTGAGCAAATGCAACAAGATTAGTTGTTCCAGTGCTATAAACTTTTATTTCAGTTCCATTTAAAATAGCCATTTTTTTTCTTTTTTATATTAATTAATTATTTTCTTCGGCAACTTTTTGTTTTGCCTTTTTTTCTTTTAAGTAACCATTATCTTTTAAAAAAGCAATAGTTTCTTTATTCTTTATTTCCATTTCAGTTCCAGCCATTATTACTTGACCAGCATACCTCCAATTTTTTTTCAATTTTATTTTCATATTATTTTCTTTTAACTTGTCGGATTAATTTGTCTAATTTCAAAATCTAAAGCCTTTCTATAAATTCCAGCATCACCACTTGTATCATCAAAAATATCATTATAGCTTTGAAATTGACTTGATTGTATTTGTTCACCTCCATATGTTCCCTCATTAATTCTATCCATTGCAACCCTAATCTTCTGAGCTAAATCAGATGCTTGTGAATATGTTTCACTATAACAAGAAATCATCACATCATTTGTATCTAATGTTGATGCTCCATCTTTTGTATCATTTGGCTGCACTCCATTAACATCATAAATAATAAAAGGAAATGTTGTTGTCTGAGGAGCAACATTTGGAAATATTCTTGTGCCAACTAAATCACTAATGTTAGTTGTAGTTGATAAAATATTATATATTGCTTTTCCTATTTCCATTTAATATCCAAATTTACCATATTTCTGCAACTTTCTTTCATGACTTTTAATTGCTTTAGCCATAACAAACTCAGCATCATTCATTGAGTTTTGTGTTACTTTTAAATATGCACTTTGCCAAGCTGGTTTTATAAATGGCTGATCTGTTCCATAACCTCTTCCACCAAATTTAACCTCACTACCATATTCAATCCATGCTCCATAATAACCACTCTTATCTTTACTTTTAAATCTACCTTTTACTCTTGGACCAACAAAACCACCTAAATATTTCCTACTTGCTCTTGTTGTAAAATATCCAATACTCTTTTTTAATTGTTCAGTTCTTTTTACATCCTTTTGATTCTGTTGCCCAGTCAAACCATTAAGATTTGATTTTGCACCTTCAATAAATGGCTTACTGTTTTTTCTCCAAAACTTTTGCCAAATAGAATTTTTTTTAACTTGTTTAGGTAATTGCATAAACAAATCATTTAATTCTTTTGTTCCTAAAACTGTTATGTTTGACTTAGCCATTAATCTTTATTTTCACAAATTATTTCTAAAAATGCATCTCTTCCATCAATTTGATTTATAACCTTTGGAAAATACTGTTTACCATCATAAGTCAATTCTTGATTGCAAAGTTAAATTACTCATGTCTAAATTTCTAATATAAACATGGAGCTTAGTCATTCCAGTTATTTTTTCACTTTGATCTGTTCCTTCACTTCCACCATTCCATTCTATAGAAGCCCAGACCTCTCTAAAAGAACAATATGATCTTGTAAGTTCACCATAATTATTAGCTGATGTGCTTACAGAATAAATGCTTACTCTTCTATCTAATTGACCAATTAGCATCATCTAACAACTTGCACTTTATAAGTATCTAATAAAAACTTTGCAGACATAGGCATCTCAGTTGTCGTGCGACCAGTAATAACTGACATTCTGTTCTCATACCAGTTCCCTAATGTCAAAAGAATAGCTTGTTTTATAACATCTGGAACATCACTTGCAGTACCATAACCAACAGTATATCTACATTCAACAGCATCAACTCTTTGAGCAATACTTGGCAAAGTACCATCAACTACTAAATTAATTTGACATGGCTCAAATTCGTTATTTACTACATAATTTGAACTCGCCCAAGTTTGTTGAGTATTATCAGAATCATAATATTTAACATGAGCAACAGAACTTACTTTGCTTTTAAATAATTCATTTAATCCATTAAAACTTGTTGATGTTTGATTAACAACAGTATCAATAAAAAATCTATTTGTGTACTCTTCACTCACTTGAGTTGCAGCAACAATTAAATTAGTTATTAATGCATCATCTGTTGTTATATCAACCTTTAAATGCAATTTAGCCTCAGTTAAACTAACTGGATATGTAGATGCTGGAGTAACAACTTGATAAGTTCTTTGCTCTTTAATTAAAACACTATCAAAATTATATGGATTGCAGTAATTATTCATATTATTTATTTATAAAAAAAGGGATGATGGTAATTCCACCACCCCTTTCTTGAATTAATTATTAACTACTAAAGAACAGTAGTATATTTAACAAATGATGCTCCACTTGCAACACCCCAATCCATGTGATTATTCATAACTAATCTAACTTCATTTGAATTAGCATTAGTATATGGATCAACCAAAATATTAGAAGGACCAAAAGTAGCCATGTAAACTCTTGAGAAATCACCAAATAAACCATCAGCAGATGTAATTGGAGGACCACCAGCAGTTCCAGTTGCAGAACTAAAGTAACCATCATACCCCATTAATTTATCATCAACATAAGCTGGATAAACACCAGAAACTTGAGTTCCACTTTTTAATGCAGAATACAATGCCCAGTTATTTACAAAAGCTAAGTTACCATCTAAACCATGATTGTTTGCAATAGTTTGAATAGCTTCTAAAGCATCAGATGCAGCACCAGCAGCACCTCCAGCAGCAGATTCAGTAAATGTTAAAGTTCCAGCAGTTCCAACAATACAACCAGGAGCATTTGCAACATTAGCAGATGCAAACATAGCAGCATCAATTTGAGTTGCCATATTTCTACCCATATCTCTCATTACAGCAGCCTCAGCAGCTGGACCATTTTGAGCAAGTATAACATTAGAAAGATTTGCAACACCAGTAATTCTTTTTGGAGTTAAAGTAACTTTTCCAAAATCTGCACCAGTATCAGCAGTAGCATTATTTTCAGCAGCCCACGCAACTGTTGAGCCTCCAGCAATTGGAAGAACAGTATCAGCAGCAACAGTTCCTAAATCTTGAACACCAACTCTATTGTAAAGACCAGATGCTTGTAAACTATCAACATAAGCACCAACAGAAACTGGAGCAATTGCAGAGTTACCTTGATCAATTGTTCTTTTTTCAGTCATGAATGAAGGTAATCCAATTCCTTGTAAACCTTTTCTTGCTTCATTTTGAGCTTCTTGATGCATCTCAGCTTCTAAACCAGTTAATTGCCCACCATTTCTGATTTCATTAACAGCTTTAAATAAGCTCCATCCTCTTGTAGCTTTGTCAGTATTTACAAAAGAAACTTTTGCTCCAGTAGATGCAGCAGCCAATTTCAAATTGTTTTCTACTTTTTCAGCTCTTGTGATGGCAACATCATTGTCATCAATTTTTGTAAGAATAGAATCCATGTTCTCATTCTCTTCTTTAGTTAAATCACGTTCTTCATTTTCAGCAACTAACTTGATTGATTCAAGCTCACCAATTAAATCTGAACGTAATTCTTTTAATTCTTTAGAATTTTTCATTTTTTTAATTTTAATTATTTAATTATTTTCTTTTTTTTAATTCAATCTTTAGTTTTGCTAATGAACGGCTAACTAAATCTTTTTCTTCTTTTACTTCTTCTATTACATCAACCTTCTTTAATGTTTCTTTGTATTCTGCCAATCCTCTTTGTGCAATAGTCAAATCATTAGCATCTTGATATGCTGGATAAGTTACTGGACTAACATCATATAATCTTTTAATCTTTTTTATAGTTCTTAAATCATTCCCATTATCATCAGTTGTCCAATCATCTTCCTCAACAGTAAATGCAAAACTACTTTGTGTTATATCGCCTCTCTTCATTGAAACAGCTAAATCTTTCCCATATGATGTTTCTGGCATTTCAAACTCATATCTTAATCCTTGAGCATCAGCTTCTAATTTTAAAGTTCCAGATGTATTTCTTGCAAGAATAAGATTTTGGTCATGATTAATTAAAGCCCTAACATCTGAGCTGTTTATTAGTTCATCAGTAAATGCTCCCTCTTCTATTGTTTCATAGAATCCCATAAACTCACTTCTTGTGTTATACATTGATGCATGACCAACAACCATTTCTTTTCCATCATCTGTTGAATCAATTCTTGTTTCTATATTGTAAATTCTTTTTTCCATATTATTATAATTTTTTATTGATCTATTGTTCATCACTTTTAATAATTCTTCATGTGAATCAAAAGGCATATAAACAACTTCACCATCTAAAGTGTGCTCATGATAACCAGAGCCACCTAATCTTTTTGCCTCATTTTCTGCCTCTTCTATTGTATCATAAAAAGGCACTTCAATTCCATCAACTATTATTGTTCCTAATTTTTTTCTATAATCACTATTATCATCTTCGGCTTGTTTTTTTGAGTCATATTTACAGGCTCCAGTTTCACCCCACTTCCATTTTCCATTAGCACATTTATTCGCTGGCATCCTCACCTATTTTTTTAATTGTAGTCATATTCATTTGCATAAAATGTTTATCACCATCTTCAATTTTATTTAAATCTTCTAATGCTCTTACTTCATTAATACTCATAACTCCAGTATTTATCATTTTTGTGTAAAACTCACTTCTGTCTTTTGTGTTTCCTCTTAGTAATCCACCAACATTAAACTTTACAAATAGCCTTCCAATATCAGATGTTCTAAATAATTTTAGATTCATCTCATTTTCAATTCTTGATAAGTAAGGCAAAAGAGTATAAGTAACAAACTCTTGACTCTGCATTTCTACGTTGTTAAAACTTGATTTTGAATTATCGCCAAGCATGTGATTTGGAATATTCCAAATTCGTCCAATTTCTTGAATAGAAAAAGTACGAGATGCTAAAAACTGAGCTTGATCTGGTGAAATTCCTACTGGTTTAAATGTCAATCCCTCTTCTAATATTGCCGTTTGATTGCTTCCACTAAGTTGTGAATATGTATTATTAAATGAATGTCTTAGTCTATCAATTGCAGTTTCACTTAAACTTCTATCTGTAGAAAGTACACCACTTAATTTGGCGCCATTTTTGAAAAAACTGCTTCCGTACTCTTCCACAGCCATTCCCCATCCAATAGATTTCTTGTGATTATCAATAGGAGAAAGTCCTTCAATCCCATCTGTTGTTAATCCAGTAAAATGTAGCACATCATTTGAATCATAAACTTGTCCAGTTTCTCCATTCTCATAAAACAACTGATTGTCTTTTTGTATGATAGTCATATCTTCATAATTCATACAATATAAACCAGTAACTCTTGCTAATCTATTTCTTTCAATATAAACATATGAGTTTCCATTAACACATAAATCCATCATTATCTTTTCAAAAAAAGTAATTTTATTTTGATATGTGTTTGGCTTATATTTTAAAAGTGAGTAAAGAGATTCTTTAACAGCTTCAGTTCTGTCTCCATTGTTTTCAATTTTATAAACTGAAATAGGTAATGAGGAAACTGATTCGGTTAGTAATCTTATTGCTGACCATACAGCTGTGAAAGTTAATGCAGTATCTGGAGATACATTTGTTCCAGTTCCAAAAGGAGTTGTGTAAGTGATTGACCTTTGTTCAGCATTATTATCTTGAGGAACAAAAACATTTTTAATTCTATCTAATAATCCCAATGTAAAATTTTTATTTTCACAATAATACGATTATAAAAACTTATAAAAAAATATATTTAGTTATACTTTTTAACAATAATTAAATCATTAAAATACCTCTTGTATCATAAACACTATCACCACTTTCAGTTGTAAGATGACAACCTAAAGCCATTACTAAAGCAACAACTGGATCAACTTTTTCTTTAGATTTATTTTTAGAAATCTTAATGTTCCCAGCTGGATCTTCTTGCAAAGCTACATTGCTTATACACCAATTCATGCAAGGATTATTATTATGTATAATATTTTTAGAAAGTATTTCAGCCTCTAATGTTTTTGTAGGCATAGACATTGAAACAAATCCTTGTCCAAATGGATCCATGTTAGCTCCATCATTTTGCAAATCAATTACTAATTGTGATGCATTCCATCTATCATAACAAATAGATTGTATTCTATATTTTTTAGACAGCTCATTTATCTTTGCTTTAATAAAACTATAATCAGCCACATCACCACTTGTTGCATAAATATATTTATCTCTTAGCCATGAAACATAATCAACACCATCTCTTTCACTTCTTTT